GTGTTTCCTGTGGCTACCATTGAGGAGTTCCGTGGACAGCTAATCAAGATTGTGGACAAGTATCTGGAGCAAGACGCAGACAAGCGTAAGCCCCTGATGGTTGTGCTGGACTCGCTGGGTATGTTGAGCACCAGCAAGGAAATGAACGATACTGCTGAGGGCAAGGAAGTGCGTGACATGACTCGTGCTCAGGTTATCAAGAGTACCTTCCGTGTGCTTACGCTGAAGCTTGGTAAGGCCGGTATTCCACTGGTGATGACCAATCACACCTACGACGTGGTAGGCTCGTACGTTCCCACTAAAGAGATGGGTGGTGGTTCAGGTCTCAAGTATGCCGCATCCACTATCGTGTACCTGTCCAAGAAGAAGGATAAGGACGCAGACGGCCAGGTGGTTGGCAATATTATTCACTGCAAGCTGTACAAGAGCCGCCTCACTAAGGAAAATCAAATGGTGGATGTACGCCTCAACTACGACAGTGGCCTGAATCGTTACTACGGACTTCTTGACATTGCCTTAAAGTATGATATATTTAAGAAGGTGTCTACTCGTATTGAACTTCCGGGCGGCGAAAAGGCGTTTGAGAAGAACATTAACGAAGAACCAGAAAAGTATTTCACCGAGGATGTAATGAAGCGTCTGGAAGATGCAGTAGCAAAGGAATTCAAGTATGGACAGTAATACCGTATGGTGGTTTGTTGGTGGCTTGGTAGGTGGCGTTGTTGGTGCTGCAATTGGAAGGGCAGTGTATAATTTTGTCTGGACGTATTACGAAGATCTGCAAAAGTTAAATCTGCGTATCGTAGACGTTCAGCGTGGACTGGGTGAAGATATACGCCAAAATGAGCTTCGTCGTAGCGATAATTTTCATTTCTTATACAACAAGATTCAAGATTTAACGTGTCGTATTACTGCACTGGAACCTAAGAAGACCAAGTAATGAAAGAGTTTGAACTAGTGCTGCTAGAAGCTCTTCTCTTCCGAGAAGACTTCTACAAAAAGGTTATACCTTTTATCAAGAACGAGTACTTCCACAGGAAGCCGGTTCAGATGATGTACACGTGCATCCACGACTTTGTGATGCAGTACAACACGTGTCCGTCCAAGGATGCTGTGAGCATCTGTCTTGAGAAGCACAAGGGTATTGCTCAGAACGAATACGATGAATGCATTCAAATGCTGGAAGACTTTAGCAAGAAGTCTGCCGATCAACACAACTTGGAATGGCTGGTTACAGAAACTGAAAACTTCTGTAAGGAAAAGGCTCTCTACAATGGCATCATGGAGTCCATTCAGATTATTGATGGAAAGTCCCGAGACAAAAGTAAGACTGCTATTCCAAGCATTCTTTCTACTGCTCTTGCAGTTAGTTTTGATACTAATATCGGCCACGATTACCTGGAAGATTCGGATAGACGGTACGACTTTTATCATCGAATCGAAAAGCGGATTCCGTTCGATCTGGAGTTTTTCAACACCATCACCAACGGTGGAACTCCCATCAAGACCTTAAATATTGTGATGGCAGGTACGGGCGTAGGTAAGTCGTTATTTCTTTGCCATCATGCAGCAAATTGTCTTGCACAAGGCATGAATGTGTTGTATATTACATGCGAGATGGCAGAGGAACGAATTGCTGAACGTATTGATGCCAACATGTTGGACATCACGCTAGACTCGCTTCGTGAACTTCCTAAGGAAGTGTACGAGAAGAAGATGGCTACCTTAAAGCAAACCGCCAAGGGTAAGATTATTATTAAAGAGTATCCTACATCCAGTGCCAGTGTGAACCACTTCCGTGTGCTGCTAGACGAACTTAATCTGAAGAAGAAGTTTAAGCCAGACGTGATCATCATTGATTATCTAAATATTTGTGCGTCCAGTCGTATGAAGCACAACGGAAACGTTAACTCGTACATGTACATCAAGGCTATTGCAGAAGAACTGCGAAGCATGGCCGTGGAATACGGTGTTCCGATCTGGTCTGCCACACAAGTTAATCGTGTAGGATTTGCCAGCACTGATATCGGTCTGGAAGACACTTCGGAGTCGTTTGGTCTGCCTGCAACCGCAGACTTTATGTTTGCACTGATCTCTACAGAAAAACTAGACGAGATGAACCAGATTATGGTGAAGCAGTTAAAGAACCGGTACAATGATACCGCAATCAATCGTAAGTTTATTGTGGGCATCAATCGTGCCAAGATGAAACTGTTTGATGTGGAACAGTCACAACTGGCAGACGCTAATCAAGAACCGGATACAGAAGAGGACGAAGAGTACCGCTTTACCAGCAAGTTTGGTAAGAAAGACTTTTCCAAGTTTCGATCATGACCCTATTCATTGACAAAAAGTTTATCAATCTGATGTCAGGTCAGCTCCAACGGTTTGCGTGGAAGAAGGACAATCTGGCAAACTGTCGTTGTCCTATCTGTGGAGATTCTACAAAAAATAAAACCAAGGCTCGTGGTTTTTTCTTTGAAAAGAAAGGTGAGTTCTTTTTTAAGTGCCATAACTGCAGTATTGGTCTTAACTTATACAATTTTATGAGTAAAGTTGCTCCAAACCTATGTAAAGAGTACAGTCTAGAAAAGTTTAAAGAGAAACAACCAACACAGGAAAGGGAAAAACCTAAGATGCTGTTCTCCAAGAAGCCCAAGAAGAAATACACTATTGAGCTACCTACCGTTGCGGAACTACCGCCTAATCACGCTTGTCGTCAGTTTGTAGAACTACGACAAATCCCCAAGAAGATGTGGAAGCATTTGTATTACGCTGAAGATTTTGGTGTGTGGGCACGACGCATCAATCCAGAATCTGGAGAAGGACTAGCAAGCGAACCTCGTCTAGTTATTCCTATTCTGGATCGTAAGGGATATCTTGTTGGAGCACAAGGACGAGTTATCAAAGTATCTACAGATCGTTCTGCACGCAGAAGTGTACGATACATCACTATTAAACCTGACGATCAAGACCGCAAATCATGGTATGGCTTGGATCGTGTAGACGCTATGGGAACAGTGTATGTTGTGGAAGGTCCACTAGATTCTCTGTTTATTCCTAACGGTGTTGCGTGTGTAGGAATGAGTGATGTGTTTACTCTTCCAGAAGAATTAAAAGGTCGTTCTGTCATTTACGTAATGGATAACGAACCACGCAATACACAAGTTATCCAAACAATGGAAAAATTAGTTCAACAACATAAAAAAGTTTGTGTATGGCCTGATCATATTAAATGCAAAGATATCAATGATATGATCATGGGTGGACTAGACTCTGATGAAATCATAAATATCATTAACGAAAGCTCTGCGTCAGGTCTTGAAGCACAAATAAGGATCAATAAATGGAAGAAGATTTAACACCAGAAGATGACGATAAAGAGTATGAAGAGTTTGATATCGATACTAATAATCCACTGTTTGTGTTTTGTTTTATGTTTATGGAGTATATAAAAGAAATAGAACCAGAACTATACAGTAAAGCACACAAATACGCACAAGATCACACAGATTTAGATATTGCTGATTTTGAAATTATAATGGATGATGAAGACGAAAGTGAAGATGAAGAGGATGAAGATATAGATTATGATTACGACGACGACACAGAAGATTGAAGTTTTAGATAAAGGACATGTTGAATATGTTGACCATATGGGTTCGGATCTTACAGTTGTCAATGCTGCTAGGGTCTCATTCGCTAAAACCAGTGAGTGGGAAATCGCAGAGAATGGTGCAGTTAACCTATCACACAGGGATCAGCGACTCATCCGATACCTTGCAGAGCATGGTCATTGGACACCCTTCGCACACCCACAAATTACGCTTCGTATCAAAGCACCAATCTTCGTCCGAACACAGCTATTCAAACACAAAATCGGTTTTACTGAAAATGAAATATCGCGTAGGTACGTAACACACGAACCAGAAATATACAATCCGCGATGGCGTAATGCTCCCACAAACGGAGCAAAACAAGGTAGTTCTGATTTCATTACAGGCGAGGCTGCAGAACAGCGTTTAGACTTTCTGTACGGTATTGTTACAGAAAATCTAGAAGTATACAACAAATTACTGGAATTAGGTGTTGCCCCAGAGCAAGCACGGGCTGTATTGCCCCAAGGCACCTACACCGAGTGGTGGTGGACAGGATCGCTCTCAGCGTATGCTCGTGTGTTTAAACAGCGTATAGACACCCATGCTCAGTGGGAAGTCCAGCAATACGCAGACGGTATTGGAAAAATACTAGAACCACTTTTTCCACATTCTTGGGCAGTACTGACCGCTAAATAAATTACTTACTTAACAACAGGAGAAAAATTAAATATGCATTTACCTACACCTTATCAAGAGTTTATTCACCTTTCACGGTATTCACGTTGGCTAGAGGAGGAAGGCCGTCGTGAGTCTTGGGAAGAAACAGTTAATCGTTATTTTAACTATTTTGACAAACACCTAAAAGCTAATACTAAGTGTAAACTGGATAAGGAAACTCGTGAAGAACTTCGTCAAGCAGTACTGAATCAAGAAGTCATGCCGTCAATGCGTTCACTAATGACTGCAGGAGAAGCTCTTGACAGAGACAATACTGCAGGGTATAACTGTTCGTATGTGGCTGTGAATCGTGTTCGTGCTTTTGATGAGATTCTATATATTTTGATGTGTGGAACCGGAGTCGGTTTCTCTGTGGAGCGACAATATGTTGACAAACTACCTACAATCGCTGAAGAGTTTACTGACTCTGACACGACAATCGTTGTACAAGACAGCAAGGCTGGTTGGGCTAAAGCTTTTAAGGAGCTTGTCTCCCTACTTATTGGAGGTCAAATTCCACGATGGGACCTATCTAAGATACGCCCTGCTGGTGCCCGACTCAAAACTTTCGGAGGTCGTGCGTCTGGCCCAAAGCCACTGGATGATCTGTTTAGGTTCAGTGTGGATACATTTAGAAGAGCAGCCGGACGTAAACTCACCTCCATCGAATGCCACGATATCGTATGCAAGATTGCGGAAGTTGTCGTGGTCGGAGGTGTACGTCGATCGGCTCTTATCAGCCTTTCAAATCTTACCGATGAACGGATGCGTGATGCTAAGACTGGAGCATGGTGGGAAGCTAATCCTCAAAGAGCACTTGCGAATAATAGTGTAGTGTACAAGGAAAAGCCAGAGATTGGCACATTCATGGAAGAATGGGTGTCGTTGTACAAGAGCAAGAGCGGTGAGCGTGGTATTTTTAATCGTGATGCGTGTCAGAAGACCGTGGCCAAACTGGGTGATCGTCGTGATGCAGGTTACGAGTTTGGTACCAATCCGTGTTCTGAAATTATTCTACGAGATCGTGAGTTCTGCAATCTTACAGAAGTAATTGTTCGTCCTAACGATACCATGGAATCGCTGGCTCGTAAGGTTCGTCTTGCGTCTATTCTAGGCACATGGCAAGCCTCGCTAACCAACTTCCCGTATCTGTCCAGCGAGTGGAAGAAGAACTGTGAAGAAGAAAGACTGCTTGGCGTAAGCATGACTGGTATTTATGACAACAAACTTACCAGCGGTCTTGAAGGTAAACCAAAGTTAATATCTAATCTTAAGGAGATGGCGATCAAGACCAATGCAGAATGGGCCAAGAAGCTAGGCATTAATCCTGCTGCAGCTATTACTTGTATCAAGCCCAGCGGTACTGTCTCGCAACTTACCGATGCGGCTTCAGGTATCCACGCTCGTCACAACGAATACTACATCCGTACTGTTCGTGCAGATCGTAAGGATCCGTTATGCCAGATGATGATTGAAAAGGGATTCACTCACGAGCCGTGTGTTATGAAGCCCGATTCGGTTATGGTGTTCTCGTTCCCCATGAAAGCCGTGGGATCGGTTACTCGTAACGATATGACTGCCATAGAGCATCTAGAACTATGGCTAGCGTATCAGCGGTACTGGTGTGAGCACAAGCCGTCTATTACTGTTACCGTGAAGGAACACGAATGGATGGAGGTAGGTGCATGGGTGTACAAGCACTTTGACGAGATTAGTGGTATTTCGTTCCTACCACATTCGGATCATTCGTACCGTCAAGCACCGTATCAAGACTGCACCAAGGCTCAATACGAAGAACTGCTTGCTGCCACTCCCAAGGATATTGACTGGAGTGAACTCAAGAAATGGGAAAAGGTGGATCAAACTGTTGGAACTCAAACCTTCGCTTGTAGCGGAGACAAATGTGAACTGGTAGATTTAACTAATAATTAAGGAGATACTATGAATACTGATAATATGGTTATGTTTAATTTTATTCTTACTGTGGTTCTTGCATTTATTACGTATCGTCAACACGTTGTTGGTGGTTTTCATCGTGAACGAGAAACCGAAGAAACACGTCAAGAAATTCGTAATAACATGGATTATGTAAACGGTCGTCTTGATAATCTTCAAGACCGTATAGATCGTGATATGGTTGATCTATATCGTGACCTGCAAGACGTGTGTGATAAGAATCCCAAAAAGAATCCTAAGGGATTAAACTCACGAATCCCCTTCTGAAACAAAAAACCCGGTCTCAGGACCGGGTTTTTTGTTACTTCTTTTTATTTGCTTTTAATCTTTCAGCAAGAGCTTCGTATCCACCTGTATTTTTTGGTGGTAGCGTTTCTCCTGGAGAAGGTAAAAATTCTCTATGTAAAGAGGGATCTTTTAAATGTGCATCAAGCATTTTTCGTGCCTGTTTAACAGCGTCTTCAAAAGGTAGTTCATCTTTAACTCCTCTTTCCATAAGATGCATTACTGCTTTTCTAAAAAATATATCTGCAGACTGATCTCTTTCGGTTGGTGGTGCAGTAGTTTCTGGTGTAAGACCTTGTAATCCACCCGGTCCTTCACCACCACCGGAACTTTTAATACTAGCTACTATTTTGTCTTTTGGTACATTAGGATCCATGCCTGAAAAATTAACCGGTCCTTGAAGTCCTTCTCGTCTAGCAGCTTCTCGTCCTGTTCTTGTATGAATTTCTAGTTGCCTTTCAGTCATTTCATGTAATTTTTGTTTTAATTTGTTGTAATAATTTTCTCGTATCATTTGAAGTTCATCTCCTCGTTTTAATGGTGATCTTGTTGGTTGTGTTATAGTGCTAGTATCTGTTGCAGTTTGTGGTGACGTTGATTGTGAAGTAGCTACACTTGTGGCAGAACTTGGTGTACTTGTTGGAGCCGGTGAAGCCACTACAGCAGAACTTGGTGTACTTGTTGGAGCCGGTGAAGCCACTACAGCAGAACTTGGTGTACTTGTTGGGGTTGTGGGTTTACCGTTTAATATATCCATTATTGGACTCATTATTTTTTGTACATCTATATTACTTGTGGCTGTTTTAGTAGAAGCTGCAGAAACTGCACTCGAAGAAGTAGCAGAAGAAGGCGTTGAAGTTGTGGTCAGTTGTGGTGTTGAAGGTGTTTGTGCTTTAGTTTTTTTCATTTCTTCAAATTTAGCAACATGTTCTGCATTATAAGGATTATAACCAGCTCTCATCATTTCTATACGTTTATCTGATGCAGCTTGAGCAGCTTCTATTGGTTTCATTACAGTATCTCTGAATTCTTGCTGTTTTGCAAGACGTTGCGCTTCCATTTCTTTTTGTCGTTTTTCGCTTTCTAAAGCCTCTCTAGCCTCTCTCTCTTTATGTAAAGAATCAAATCCTCCAATACCAACAGCCTTTCCAGCAGAATCTACCCAAGTATTTCTTAAAAGAGAATCAGAAGCATTTTGTCCAGCAATTGCTAGACCTTGTGCTCCTTTTTGTAATTCGGTTCCAAATGCTTCTGTACCACCGTAAGTCATTTTAGCTAGACCAGCTACAGTATGATAAGCTAAACCCCCTACGCCAACAGCTATATCGCCTGCAGCATTTGCCCCTCTAGCAAGGCTTTCTGGAACTGCTGATATCCAATCATACCATGCTTCATTTAAATTTAAATTACCTTTATTAGCTTTTGGTGTTATAGATTGTTTTAATCTTTGGTAGTATTCGTTTACTGTTTGTGGTGATCCAATTTGTGCTGTTTGTTGTTTTGCTTCATCGGCTTCTTGTTGTCTTTTCTTTTTAAGAGCCAAATCCTGATTGGCTTTCATTTTAGCATCCCAGTCGTCACCAACAAATGCCTGTTTTACTGTTGTAGCAGCATTACCCAGAGTTTCAAAAAATCCAGGACCAGCACCTGCACCAGCGGCTTCCATATCTGCTCTTTCTTTAGCAATTTCTGCTCTTCTCTCTTGTGCAAGATTCTGACTACTTATTAATTTATTTACTCTGCTACTATCTGCTTGGTATTGACGAATTCTTGCATTTAAATCAGCAATTTGTTCTGGTGTGGCATTATTTCCTAAAGCTGCCTTATCTGCTTCTAATTGTTGTCTTTGTTGACCCATTACTTCTGCTTGACGGGAAACAAATGTTGCGGTTTGTTTTTGACTTGCTACACGTTGTGCATCATCTAAATGTTGTGTTGACGCATAATCAACAGATCCTATAACGTCTGGTGGAAGCACTTCACCGATAGCTTGTCCTATCTGATATCCTGTTTGAGCTGCTCCAACGACTGCAGCAGCAGGTCCTGCCCATCTGGTAGCAAATTGAGCAACAGGATTAGCAGCAATTCTGCTATATGTAGCAGCCCCTGGAATTTTACTAACAACATCTGTTGCTTTACTTTTAGCAAAATTTAAAGCAGTCTGTGCTGGTTGGGTAGCCATTACTCTATTTGCAGCTGCTTGTGTGGTCAGATCTCCGGCTAAAAACGATCCAATATCTGTTGCCATTGCTTTACCTGAATTTGCTTGTGCCCATTCATCTCCCATAATACCACGAGCAGCTCGTTGAAATAAATCACCACCAATATTACCAGCAAATCTTTGAGGAGTTCTCATAGATCCGGGTCTTCCACCCAAATTTGTTGCAGTTCCTGCTACAGTTTGGATTGCAGCATCTCCAATAACAGATGTTGCAGCATCAAAAAATCCTTGTTTATTTTTATCTGCAGGATCTGTGGTCCAAATACCAGAAGCCAATTCTCCGGTAGTAGTAGACGGATTGCTTATACGCCTAAAATTTGGAGCCTCAAAAGGATTTAAACTAGCTTTCATTGGCAAAAAGCTACCTTCTGTAATCTGCTTAATCACATCAATATCTGAACTTTTATTTTTCATTTTTTTTCCATTTCTAACATATATATTTATGTAATGAGACCATTCACTGCAATCCTTTACGCAGTGATTCTAGCCCTCCTAACGGGATGCCAGAAGGATGCCAGTGTCTCTAAAATTTCCTCCCCCATTACAACCCCCAAAATAGAAGAAGTAGTTGTCAATCCTGACCCATTTCCTGGGTTTGAAATAGCAAACAGCAACACTCAAAGTAAATACGGTTGTGTGGGGCACGTACACAACGAGCGAGGAGAATTCATAGGTAGCGGAGTTCTTATCGCCCCAACTATAGTTCTTACAGCAGGTCACGTTATAGACGGTGACGAACTACGATATTTTATAACCGGGGATAAAGCGTATCTGATTGAAAAATCCATACTCCACCCCGGTTATAAGACAGGTGAAGATATAGTTAACGATATAGGAATACTAATACTAACGGAAGGATGTGATGAACCACCAGCAACAATGATTAAGTCTGGAAGCGAACTAACCCAAAGAGAATCACTTACCACAGTGGGTTATTCTCATCAAATAAAGAAGGTTAGTAAATACGGAACATTCTGGTATTACGGAACAGTGGAAGAAGAACCCCAATACATCAAATTTCTTCCCATCAAAGGCCATATATGGTTTGGTGATTCCGGTGGTGCAGTATTTGAAGAAGGCGGTCATCTAGCCGGTATCATATCGTCTATGACCGTAATACAAGACACCATGGTTGATCAATCTGCAACCAGAGTGGACAAATATACTGATTGGATTTTGGACACCATACAGAATGAGGGGTGTTCCCTTGAATAAAACACAAAAAACTTTAGTATGTGTTTGCAGCTTTTTAGTGGGTATGCTACTTGCCAGAGCTATGGGATTTTAAATAAATACTTATACATGCTAATTGCAGGTATAGATTATTCCCTTACAAGTCCAAGCATTTGTATTTTTAATTCCACAGAAGCGTTTTGTTTTAAACGCTGTTCGTTTTTCTTTCTTTCGGATGTAAAGAAAAATCAAACAATGTTTTTAAATAATATTTACGGAGAAGCGTTTCACGATTGGACTAGCGATTTTTCACGATATGAAAATATATCAGATTGGGCAATGGAGCATCTGGGACCCTGTGAACAAGTAGCTATAGAAGGATACGCTTTTGGTGCCAAAGGAAAAGTGTTTCACATAGCCGAAAATACCGGAGTTTTAAAATACAGATTACATCAAGCAGGAATACCGGTAGAAGTTATACCGCCTAGTGCTATTAAAAAACAAGCATCGGGTAAAGGTAATGCTAACAAAGAAGAAATGTACAAAGCGTTTGTGCGAGAAACCTTTGTAGACTTACAGAAAGTAATTAGTCCTGGAAAAAAAGATATCGGAAACCCAGTTTCCGATATCGTTGATTCTTACTATATTTGTAAGGCTCTTTATCTTAAAATTAAAAATTAATTTTTATATTTTTCGTGGATTTATTGATTGCAGTGGTTGACTCTGTATTGTTCTTTTACGCATATTACCGTCTTCGCTCATGGTTGGAGACTCTGAACTTTCTGGAGTTTCTTCTTTTTCTGTTGAGGTTTCTGAACCATCCTCACCCATAGTTGGAGAAGTTCTAGCAATTGTACCGGTTGCCTTTTTTCCACTATCTTTATACGGTTCTTCAATATTTTCTGAAATAATATTGTTATTCAAATTTCTATTATACCAATCTAATTCTGTTGTTTGTTTTTTTTGAGCTTGTAGCCAAGCCATCATTAATTTTTTATCCATTTGTGGGATCCTTTACAGTATTTATCTATTTGATTGTTTTGGTTCTTCTTTTTTACCACATTCTGGGCATTCTTTAATGTACTTTCTCCACATCCAGATCATTCCTGCAGCAACCAGAGGAAGATACCACAGAACCCAGCCCCAATTTGTGGGAATAGAATTGTGATTAGTTATTTCCCATTTTAGTTTTTGCATTACTACATTATCTTTAGTAGTATCTGGAACTATTACTGGTGCTGTGTTGCAAGCAAATAAGCTTAAAGAAGCTAATATAAAAGTTAAGTATTTCATGTGTACTCCTTATGATTTGTTGGAAGCAGCAGCAGATCCAAAGTAGAATCCGATAATGCTAAGTAAGATTTGACGATTCTCTGAGGTGAATAGATAGCCGTTAATTTCTACAAAGTATTTCTTAAGCATGTCTGGTCCTAAGAAATTAGTTTGAGTTGCGTCTACCTCAACAAAGGTAGGAATACCAAAGAATGGTAGCACAAACGGTGCTAAGAAAGTGGCAAATAGTGTGGACAATACAATTATTTGGCGTACACCCTTTCCTACATCAAGCGGAACTCGTTGAGCTGCTAGATTTTGATTCTCTGTGGTTTGTTTGTTTGATGCCATTAGGCGTTCAAACATTTCTTTTTGGTCTTGGGATTTTTGTGCTATAAAACGAAATAGGAATCCTACTAAACCTCCACCAACCAGGGACAATAGTTCTGTTGTAATCATATAAATCCTTTCTCAATAAGAGTTTGTTTGATCATTATAGTATCTATTAGGTTTCCGTCTTTTAAATATGGAATTTGTAGAAGTATGGCGTTTTTGCCCTTCTTTACTTAAAAAGGTGGTTTCTTCTGGTTTTAATCCGTAAATTCCACCAGCACCGACACTATTTGTAGGAGTAGCAGTTGGTGCAGCTCCTTCTCCTTCTTCATTTAATAGTCTACAAGCACTCAATTCACGTAGTGCTCTTTCTACAAACTCATCCTTATTACCACCAATAAGTTCACAGTGTTCTGATATTAAACGCAATGAAGACACAACACTAGACAAATTTGCACGAACGGAAGGATCTGGTATTTTTAATAATAAACGTTTTAAAGAAAAAACTAACTGATAAAAATCATTATACGCAGCTTTTTCTGTGGGATTTAAAGTGTTCACATTTTTTAAAAGGTTTCCAGAAGCATCAATGATGCCTAATCTATAGGCATCAGTTTTAATAAATGGCATTGTGAGAGTGTCTAAAAATTTATATAATGTAAAACTTGTTATAATATTTGATAAATTATTTGAGTTCATTTTTTAATTCCTTTAAGATTTTTTGGATTCTGTGATCTAATGGAATTAATTCTATGTTTAATTCTGGTAATTCTTCTGGTATTAATCCTAAAAAATCTAAAAATGTTTTTAGATAAGAATGATACTTTGGTTCTATTTTATAGAATAAAATTCTAGAACAACCTTCAGCACCAAACACATTACTTAATGTTAATATATGATTTAATAATAAACGGTCTTTGAGTGTTTTTTTAGTATCAAATTTATTAAATAATCTTTTAATATATTTAATTCTATTTAAATCTTCATAAAACTCATTAATCCCCTTACAAGAAGGGTTGTCATACATTTTAATAGCATAAAGAAGAAAAGTATCTTCACTCAATGGACCATAAATCATTTATATTACTTTTGGTTGATCTAGTTTTGGAGATGCTGCACCTTGTATTTTAGCGTCTAGTCTGTAAAGTCCCGATTCTGCTACAATGATGGATACGATCAAGTTTAATCCATGACCAAGTAATTCTTTAAATCCATCAGTTGTTTCAAATTCGTCGTGTGGAGTAGTAGGAGTTTTACCAAAAGTTCCACCAAATCGCTTCAGCGGTAATATATTAGTAGAACCAACTTCAAGATTAGTTTTATTACTAAAATCAAAGTCAAGACCTGCTAAATTTAGTTTAACTCGTAATAAAGAAATAGCAGCTCTTGGTTCTAAATATTCTCTACCAGTAAAAGCGGCTAAAAATGCCTGTAGTCTTTGGACTTGTTCGCTACTGTCTAAACGATGAACGCCATAATCACTGTGTGCGGAACCAGTCCTTTGGGTTGGAAATCCACCCAAAGCACCACCATCTTGTACTTCTGATTCTGTTAACTGTTGTTTTAATTCTTTATACTTTTTCATATAAGTCTCCAATTTTATGTATATTAATCTTTATTCTTTTTTTTGCCATTTAATTCTATAAATGTGGCTAAACGATATCTTGCCTCTTCTGGAGTATCCATTCTACCGGGAGGACCTTTTACCACCTTTACATCTCCTAATTTTCTTTCAATTTTGTCTCTACTTGCTTGTCTAGACGCTGTTAACTTTCCTTTATTGTCTTTATTTACTATTTCTTCTGTTATTTTAAAGAATTTGTTTTTTAAACGTTCTCTCAATAACAAGTTTTCTTCGTTTACGTGTTTAAAATATTCCACTTGTTTTAACCTTTTTTCTGCTTGTTGTTTAGATTCGTAAGGACCGCCTAAATTTTTTCCTTTTTTACTACGTACGTGATAACCATCTTCTTCTTTTTGTATTACTTCTTGTAAACTTATTTTTTTATTTTTTGTAAAAATTTCATGTAATTCTTCTATTTTAAATGACCTTTTAATTCTGTTTTCACCATTTATAACAAAATTTCCCTTAAAATTAGATAAAACTCCATCAATGTAATTTTCATTTATTTTTGCTACAACAGGCAATCCTATAAACTCCTTCAACATTCTCTCTGTTATTTTTTCTACTTTAATAGTTTCTGTTAAACTGTTTGGTATTAATCCAAAAGGAGTTATGTTTTTTTGTTGAAATTTTTTATTAATATATTCTATTAAATGCTTCATTTGAGTATTTATCGCTTTTGTTGAGTCAACTGAACAGTTATAGAATTAGTAGTTTTTGTAATTTCGTATGCACAACCAACAGTATCAATATTGTCAACTTTTATACTATTACACCACTGATTCAATACAAATCCAGTTATGGTATTATTTATTTTAATAGGTAATATGCAAAAAGCTTCCACATTTCGTGATTCAAAGTATTGTTTAACATATGAATCTTTTAAATCACTTGTATATCTAACTTTAGGATCATTTTCTATCATTATTAAAAGTAATGGTAAAAACATAGAACACAAATATCCCTGTAATTTTTGGCCGTCTGATTGAACTCCTTTTGCCACAGATTCGTGCGTTAAACTAAATTTACGCATAGAAATACCATCCATAAAATATTCACCATTATGAAATTGTATTACTTGAGAACGTGCCGCATCTGTTAATACTCGTAATTCTGTTAAATTTTCGTGTATTTCACTATGAACATTTATAAAATTATCTTCAGAGCAAACTTTTTTAATTTTTTTCCAACCCTTTATACTGCCAATTATTACAGCTGTTGCTATAGCAACCCATATGGACCAATGTTCAAATACCTTTGTAAAATCTTCAGTCCAATTAAAATTACCGTTTTGCATAAACTTCCCTTACTTCTTCTTAATTTTATTTTTTACATACTTATTTTCTGGATATGGTAAACTATTACATTCTGGGTGTGGATTAACAGCACCTGGTGTATCTGCTGTTAGTTTATTAACTAATTCTGGAGTGCCCTCAAATCCAGCTCCAAGTTCTTCATTCATACTACGATTCTTTGATTTGGAAAGAACTCGTAGATTTTTATCGCTATTGTTTTGCGGATTGCCGTCTTTATGGTCTACATCTTTACCGTCGCCCTTTTTAACTCTTCCTTCTTTTTCTAGTTTACGACGAGCAAGAACTCGTTTACTACGATTGGCACGTTGTTCTGGCTTGCTGTGGTAATTATCATATTCTTTTCTGTAGTTTCGTTTTTCTAAAATATTAAATTGTTGTTCCATTATTATGGAAGCATCTAATATATCCATTGATCCTTGTTTTATTTGTTCTACTAAAAAATCATTGATAAGGATATATGCCTCAAATAATTCATCTGCTCCACGTTCTAACACATCTTGTTCATCACCAGCTTGTGTTAAATTTGAAGATACAGGTATAGTTACTTCTTTTTCTATTGAAGTTCCGGGATCAAAAGTAATAGTATTTACACCATCAGAATCTTCAAAGAAAAAGTCTGAGTACTGAACCGGTTCTTTAAATACACAATCTTGAATTTGTAATCCTAGCATCTGTAATAACATTCTAGGATCTTGTATTTGTTTGATTAAATCATCAAATTGACGCACACCTTGCGATGCATTTTCGTTTAGTTTTCCTATATTTTGTAAAATTTCCATGAATGGAGAATTTTCTGGCATTTGAGATGGTGCAAATTTAAACATTATATCTGTACTTTTACTCTTAGCTAAAGCCTGTAAGTATTTTGGATTTAATGGTATTACTTTAGTATTTGATCCATCTTTATTTAAAGTTAATAGCATATTTGCCATTCCTTCTTTTCCATCAAATTCCACCATTCCACTCAAACATTCATTTAAAAATGAACCTTTAAATTCTACTTGATTATTTAAAAGTTCTTCTACAATTTTACTACATTTATTAACAAATAAAGTTGTTCTACTAGATGAAGTTTCATCTTCCCAGGTTTGTTTTTGAATTTTTGCTAAAGCTTTATTTTTATCATCAAATACAGGAACTACTGGTGTTTTAGAAAATGTAGTCGTTAATTCTGTTGCCAGATCTTTTAACATTAAACCAAACACATTGCTAAATTTAGCAGGATCAATTGCTTGTAATACTGTATTGTATACTACGCCAGCTTCACCGGCTTCTAAAGGTCTTATTTGTTGTCCTATTTTTGTATTAAATCCTATTTTTTCTTTTCCTTTAATAGCAAAGAAAGAAGCTTTTGCTTTTGCTTTCTTAATCCCCAATTTAGACCAGTCTTTACTTGTTGCAAATGGTTTGTCTGCTAGTTCGTATTTGTAGTTTTCTGCATCAGGAAATCCTTTAATAAATCCTTTAAGGATTCTATTTAATGCTTCTCCCATAGTTCTACTATCTGACAGCATTTGTTGTACTTCTTCGGGCATTTCTTCACTTTGGAGTGTATTTAATAGACTAGGTATTACAGCCATTAACTGTTGTTTGCTGTGATCCCAATCTGGATATGTAGAATTTATATCTGTTATTTCTTTACCGTCTGCAGGAACTCTGGGTCTTGGTGGAGGTGGTGGTGCAGCTTGTGCAGATCCTGCTGGCTCTTGTCCAGTTTTTTGTGCATGATCTTGTTCATCTTGCTGTTCTTTTTCTGCTATCTGTTGTATTTTACCTAAAATACGAATAGAAGTTTTTGTATTTCTAAAATCGGATCTGGACGAATAGCGTTTGAGATCTTCCACAGTAACAGATCCCTTATCCATTTTACTAGTTTTGCCTTTAATTAGTTCATGGGTTTTAGGATCGTAGTCCGATTTTTGTATAATTTCAACTCGGTCTAAAGACTTATTTTTTATAATAAGAATATTTTTTAGACCTTCTTGTTTTTCTTGCCGTCTAGACTCTCGTTTTCTGTCTCTTTCTTTGTCTGCAGGATCAACCTCAGGACGCATTCTATTCTTTTCTGCTTTTATAGGAGTAGATGCTTCTAATAATTTATTTAAAAATGTTTCGGATAACCTGGCTTTAAATTCTTCACCCAGACCCATAGCAATACCTTTAGCCTTAGCTTGAGCTGCGTCTCTCATTAGTTCCATCCTTAAATTATTTCTACGAATAGCTGTTTGACGATCAAAATTGGTTATTTTTTTTCTATTTTCTATTTTTTGCTTTTGTAATGGAATATTTGCTTCAAATAACAGTTTTGATTCTGTTATAAATTCAGAATATTCTTCAGGATTAAACCAAAGTGGAAATTCAGCCATAAGATATAATTTATTTAGGTAATTTTTCTGTTGTCTTGTGGGGGTATTCGTTCTACCACGTATCCTTTAAACTGTTTTCGTTTACCGGATAAGACATCGTGCATAGCTGATGAATTTATATTATTATCTCTACAAAATTTAGTAAAATTATCGGTTATATTAATAGTTCCAGTTTTATGTGTAAATTTGAACATAACACGCTCTTTTTTAGGGGTTTCAAAGTTTACAATCACGTTTAAAAGGGGAAGCCATTCCCAATAATCATTTTTTTTATCTAAACACTTCCAGGAACCACCAAATTGTTTTGTGTGTTGTTCTCTATTTCTCTTACCTTGAGAATTTTCATTAAATTTACACCATTCTCTGGTGTTTTTTTTATTAACATTGTTTAGGTTCATATTCATCTCTCCACTCTTTTATAGCCACAGCTAAGTCTTTTTTATAGTCTTTAGCTTGTTCTGTAAAGGTTTGTACTGTGCCGTCATCACAACTGATTAAGATTACTATTTGTGGTATTTTTTCTCCGGTTCGTTCTTCCCACATACACGCATACGCTGTGGCTTGTAGAAAGTAGTTGTGAATGTCGTCTTTACGTTTAGGTTTGGTACTACCCTTAAAGTCCACAACACTGGGAATCCCATCAAAGTCTGCTATACAGTCTACACGACCTGCTAGACGAAGAGGCTTGCTCCACAGAAATCCTTCTACTGCTCGTATATTGTCTATACGGTCTATATTGTGCTGAAACTGATTAAACAGATCCAGAGTGTATGGATCTTGATTTGTTTTATACTCTGGATTATTTTTAATATAATTTTCAATTAGTGAATGAAGTTTGGTGCCACGGTTGCGTGTACGGATAGCTTCTTTGGGATTATTTTTACGCCAGTCCGCAAAAAACTGGTTTTTTTTCCATCCCACAACAGTGGTTACAGACGGAAATTTACCGTCTGGTGTTTGATAAAATCCGTCTATTCGTTCAGCTGTTGGTAATTCTACCAATTTATGATTAAAAACTTTAGCACTCATGATGTATACATATATTTATACTAAATCTATAATATTTTCAAGAGGAAATCTTAGTGAAACCTGTAACACCAGAAACCACAATTAAAATAGAAAACAAATTACAAGATCCGGCAAATGCTGTGAGTATTAATTCTATTGATGGAAGATTGCAGATAATAGGTAAATCAACGTCATCAAACACAAAAATAAATATCCCCAATTTAGACGGAAGTATAACCGGAATAACATTGCCATCAGGATACCAAGGGATGTTTATGCTTCCGTTTGCTTCCGGTACAGGTGGATTTACAAGTTCTGGTGTAAGTGAATTTTATTTTGTTAAAGATGGGAATGTATCCGGTACAGATCCAACATACGGAATAACCAGAACTTCTCTTTCTAACGGTGGAAAATTATATTATGTGAATTCTGACGGTAATCTAGCAAAAGTTGCAAACAGTTCTACTCCACGAGTAAACTGGGCAAAAAATACAGTCAACGGTTACTGGGAAAAAAAAGGATACCTGCACGAACCAGGAACATTTAATATTTTAAAATCTACTTGGACAACAGGGGCAACATTTGGTGTCACTGGTGCTTTAATTACAGATGCAACAAGTAGTGAATACGTTTCTGGATATTGGGACACCACTACAATACCTGATGGATTGTCTGTTTGGAAACTAACAGAAATAACAACCGGACCAAATCTTGAAAATACTGCTTTTTTACAGGCATCTTCAATACAAACCCCATTAACTATTCCTTATCATTTTGATGGAGCAGGATATTCTTTTAGTAATTTTATGGTTTCTGCATTTTTTACTGGTCCTAATAAAATTTCAGGCATTACAAAAGATTTAATTCAAATTTGGCTAGCAACAAATCCAGCAGGAACAGTGAAAAAATCAGTGTATTTTAATATAACAGACTGTAAACCTGTTTCTGTTTCTACTGGGGGCATAACACTGATTCATTATAATACAGAATTGTATAATAATGGTTGGTGTAGATGTTTTGCTGGGATTGGCTACACCGGAGCAACCTATCCCACATCAGGTGGAATACCACAGTTTGGATTTTCTACAGCAAGACCTGATGGTGCAGGAGGATACACTTACGGTAGATTATTAGGAGCATCTGCTGGAAGTCTTTTCTTTTCTGGCGTAAAAATAGATTATGGAGCAACAGGCGAAGTAAAAAAAATAACTCAGTGGAATTCAAATAGACTTGCTCCAACATCATATGTTCCACCTAACGGAACAACCAAATATGGGGATGATAATATAGAATTTAGATGTGGTTCGTATCCTAATTGGTTTTATCCTGTAGGCTTTGTAACGGGAGGTTATCAAGCAACAATATTTTATGATTTTGTAATTAATGGTGCTGCAGGAATATCTGGTAGTATAGAAAATGTAGACGTTAGTAGTAGTGGATTTGTTCAGATAGTTAATGGTAGATTTTTAGATCATACTGATGTCGTTGCTGGGCAAAATTATAATGGTTTAATATTTAATCTAGGATTGGCTAATGGTGGTGTTCCTGCATGGAGAGGAAATTTTTATAATGGTATATACCAAACAAGTGGGACATTTGGATTAACAGCTTCTGCAACTGCACCAACAAGCACTATTTCAAGTGATGGTCCTAGTGGTGTCAGAGGGTATACGTATGGAGAAAGATTTAAATTAATGATTACTGCTGCTACAGGAGATTACAGAATTTATTTTAACGGATTAACAAGCACTACTTCCACACCCAAAGGTCCAACATACCCGTCTGTGGGAACAAACGGAAACGTGTGGACAATATATCCCGGCAATGCCAAAGATAAAGTTTTAAATATTCTAAATTGGTCACATTCTCCAAGAATTATAACAGAAACCGAAGGTATTGCTAGTACTTCATTTAGTACTCAGGGGGTTCCTTCTTATAAAATTTCAGGATCAGATGGTGGCTATAACAACAGTAGTGGATCGTATCAAAATATAGCACAAATAGTGTCTACTCTTAATAATACGTCTCCTATGCCACCAGCAAATCCATATCCAAGAGAAGCACTATAATAAATATATAATAATATGAAACCAACAACACCAGCATCGTATTCAAAAATATTTTTAATAACCCCCTCTGGAGTTACTTTAGAACCAAATAGAGGGGTATTGATAACAACTTCTGCGGTTTCTTCTATTACAGTAACAGATTTATACAATAATTCACAGCAAATTCAAAATATTCCAGCTAATACGGTTTTTGTTTTACCGTTAGCAGTATATAAAGTCACAGCTACTGGTGCTGGATGTACTGCATACGGATTATTATAATTATTTCTTTTCGCTCATCAATCGCTTAAAATAAGCGGTTACATCAGAGCCCTTGTTGTCGTATACACGGAACTGAGTTTTTCCGTATGCTGCTCTACGAACTCCACGAACACTTCCAGCAAACACTTCAACCTTTTTTCCGTCTTGCATATACACAACTTTATATTTTTGTTTTTCTGCTTTACGTTTAGCAGATTCTGCTGGTGAAAGTTTAGCTTCTAACAGAGATTTTATAAACTGTTTTCTTTGAATATTTTCTGATACCATTTGTGTTCCTCTAACAGTAGATTTAACTACTCCATATCGTTCTTTTTCTGCTTCACCAAAATTTATTTTTTTAATTTCTGCAAAATCTATAGCAGTATCTACTCCATCCGAACCAACCGAACCAGGTTTTCCTGACATATCAGCCACTTTAGTTGAAATACCAGTTCCTCTAGTATTAGAAACTTCTACTTTAGTTGTAGGATCTACTTTAGTTGTAGCATCTACTTTAGTTGTAGGATCTACTTTAGTTGTAGGATCTACTTTAGTTGTAGGATCTACTTTAGTTGTAGGATCTACTTTAGTTGTAGCATCTACTTTAGTTGTAGCATCTACTTTAGTTGTAGGATCTACTGGCTTTAGTTTTGTGTTAGGATCAGTAGGAATTGCTTGTGTGTCTCTAACAACGGCTTGAGCTGCAGTATCAGATCCTGTTATAACAGTTTTTGCTGTTGGTGTTGTACTTACAGATGCTGGAGGAGCTTCTACTTTTGGTTTTACTTTAGAAAAAGTAGTTTTATTCCATGGCAACATATCTTGCACTTTTATGGTATAATAATAATTTTTATTCGGAACATCTGGAATATCAGAAAGTCTA